TGGCGCAAGACCCTGATGACCCGGCGACATGGGAGTGGTCGGACAATCAGGGCCTGTGCATGTTGGACGCGCTGCGCACCAATCCGATTGCCAAGCTGCCGACCAACCTGATTCATCTGGCGAGCTTTGCGCGTCAGGTTGAGGTGGCCGATGAGCTGGTGCTGCGCAAGGGCGGGTTGGAGTCTGACGCGCGCTATCGCGTGGGCGGCGTGATCGCGTGGAATCCGCAGTCTGAGCTATACCAGCTGCTGCGCCCGCTTGAGGTTGCGGGTGGCGGCGGTCTGGTGCAGATCGGCGGCCTGATCGGCTATCAGCCGGGCGAGTATCTGGAGCCGTCGGCCAATATCACCGACGTGCTGGACGAGGCGCCGGTCTCCTTCACCGCGCTTGCCCGCGGGCGCGACATGCCGCGGGCCATCCGCGCGATCTATCCCGAGCCCGGCGCGGCTTGGGAGGATGCCACGCTGACGCCCATTGAGGTTCCGGGCGGCGGGGGCTGGGATGGTGGCGATGATCGCGTGGAGGATCTTGAGCTATCGCTGGTGCCATATGCCCGGCAAGCCAACCGGCTGGCGCAGATCGAAGCACGGATGCGCGGGCAGCAGAAGCGGATCGGCGGCATCCTGTTTCCGCGCCACCTTGACCTTGTGGCCGGGGCGAATGTGACGCTGGACCTGCCGCGGGCCACCGATCCGCGCAATGGCGTCTATCGCATCACCAGCATCCACCCGGCGCATTTCCTGGAGGCTGGCGACGGGGTTGCGTTCCGCCTGCCATTTGAGGCGGGCGGCATTGCCCCTGAGGTCTATGACTGGGATCCAGAGACCGACGAGCAGGATTACACGGTTGCGGTGGATATTGACGCAAGTCTGGCCCTGAGCCCGCCCGGAAGCATCATCACCACGTCGGGCGCCGATCTGGCGATTGAGACCTGGAAGGGCTATCAGGCTCGCGTGCGGTTTGAGTTCGCCCCGTCCCCGTCCTTTGGGCTGACCGGCTACGAATGGCAATGGCGCGAGACCGGCGGGGACTGGACGGACGGCGGCGTGATCGACGCCGATGTGCGCAACGGCGATGACCGGGTGTTTGGCTACATGACCAATGTGTCGGACGCCAAAACCTATGAGCTGCGGGTGCGCGCCTTCACCTCGGGGCGGATTTCGGACTGGGTGAGCGAGACAGGGATCATCGTCACGACCGGCGTGCCGCGGCTTGTCGTGGATTTTGAGGATGCAGTCTATGAGGTGGACCGGGCCGATGTGCCGCAGGCCACGGTTTGCGCCCTGACCCGCCCCGGAACCGCCACGTATTTCGACGGGTCTGCAATCCAATCGGCGGCTGCCGATGTGCTGCGGATTGATCACCTTCTGGGCATCGCCGCGCTTCTGGTCGAGCCGCTCGGGACCAACCACGCGCTATGGTCCAACGACCTGACCAATGCGGCCTGGGTCAAGTCTGGCGTAGCTGCTGCTGCAGCGGGGGCCGGGATCGTCGCCGGGACCACGGCGCACAGCCTGACCGAGAACAGCGCCCTGCAGACGCATTATGTGCGGCAAGAGCGCACGATCACCGCGGGCCAGCCGCAGACCGTCTATGCGCTGGCAAAGGCTGGCAGCGGGTCGCGCTGGCTGGCCCTGTCGATGCAAAGCGTCGCCAATACCAATGCGTGGGTCGGTGCGCGGTACAATCTGGCGACCGGCGCGGTGGCGAGCACCAACGCCGCGGGCGCCGGGTTCGTGGTGGGCGGGGCTGAAATCCATGATCTGGGCAGTGGCTGGTATCTGTGCGCGCTGTCGGGCGTGATCGGAACCGCCACGGATTTCCGGGCGCGGATCGGGCTGGCCGCCGATGGCACGACCTACAGCGCCTCGTCTGGTGGGGCGCACAGCTATACCGGCGACGGCGTGTCGAGCCTGATCATCGGAGGCATCCAGATTGAGGATGCCGCGGCGTTCAGCAGTTTCATCGCGACCTCGGCCGCCGCCGTGACGCGGCCAGCCGATGTCCCGTCGATCAAGGGCATAACGACAGCCTTGGATCTGGAGGTGGTATACGGCAACGGCGCCGCGGCGAGCCTGCCCGACCAGAGCGTTTATCCGGGCTACTGGCCGTCAGGCCTGAGCCAGACCCGCATCCGCCGCATCGTCGGCACTCCATAATATGATGAGGTTACCATGACCGATTACGCCCTGCCGGTGACCGGCACCGGGACTTCTCAGGCTGCGTCCGTCGATGATCACAACGCAGAGGTTCAGCGCGCGATTGACGAGGCCATGGCCGCACTGGCCCAGACGGCGGGCGGTGATGCAGCGCGCCCGGGCACGCAGATCGCTGCATTTGGTGTGGGTTCGGCCGGTGCGCCGTCCGCGCTTGGCGATCTGGCGACGCAGGCTGGCGTGTCTGTCGCGCCGGTGGCCGGTCTGGGCGAGGTGCTGATCGTCGAGGACGTCAAACTGGTCGTGGCGCCGCGCACGGCCCATGCGGTGCAGCCCGGCCGGGTCTATCGCCTGCACGCCTATGTGCAGCGGCTGGTCGATCCCGCTGATCCGGTGGGCGATACCGTGCGCGTGGCGCTGCGGCGGCTGGACGCGGATTACGCCGCGCTGGCCACGCTGGTGGTGGAAGACCACGCCCTGACGGTGGCCGACGGGCTGCGGCACGTCAGTGCGACATTTGCGCTGGACCCTGGCCTTGCCGGTGTCGATCATCTGCTGCCTGAGGGGACCGTCTACATCCGTCCGCAGGTGCGGTTCTACGGCACCGATCACCGTACCGCGCCGGTGCAGCTAGAAATCGTGGACATCACCGAGGCGGCGCAGATCGACGGCGCGCTGGATGTGCTGACCCTCGAACAGGCTGTGGGCGATGCCGAGGCCGCGGCAGACCGGGCCGAACGGATGGTGGTGGACGCCGCGCAGGTGAGCGCTGACCGCGCCATTGCCGAGGCAGCCGCCGCCAATGCGCAATCGTCGGCGCTGACCTGTGCGACCTGGGCTGTCCTGTCCGGGCTGACGGGCGCGACGGCAGGCACGGGCGCCGAAGTGCTGGACACCGACACCGGCACGCACACCGATCCGGTCGCAGGGGGCACGGTGCCCAATGCCGGGCGCTACACCTGGTCGGCCAGCCCGGCGGGGTGGCATCGGATCGGAGGTACCGGGTTGAGCGGCAAAGTCCCTCAAACCTTCCAGGCGACCGACGCAACCGTTGAAACTGACGAAGACCCCAACGGGCGATGGTGGCTGCAAAAGCGGACTGATGGCACTGTCCGAATCCAAAAGCTGGCCGACGCGACCGGCAACCGGCTGGATATTGCGATTGCAGACAGCGCGGATCGGATTGCAGACCTTGAAGCTGCCAGCCTTCTGCAGCCCCCGATCCGGAGGCTGCGGCTCAAGAAATCTCTGTATTATGGAGGGCTTCAAGGGCGCCAGACGATGGCCAGCGACCCGATTACGGTCGGCAGCACCACGACTGCCACCACCATGACAAGCCCGGTAGCCATTGCCAAAGACGACCCGAGGATCAGACTTCTGGGCGGGCCGTGGTATGATAGTGCTGCTGGGTATCCCGCGAACCTGTTCAAATATTGCCAACCGCGCGAAAACGGCGATCCGACTACGATCAACGGGTCCACCGGCCTGCCAGCGTCACGCGATACGGTCATTTCGCAGGTCGAGTTCACGCTGCCTGCCGGGCAGTCAGTCTTTGAACTCTTGCTGCGAGATCAGGGCACCGCCGACAAGATTTTTGTGTCAATCGACGGGGTTTTTACGAACAGCACTGGCTACACGACCACGCTTCCCGGCACGTTCTGCTATCAGAAATTCACCCTGCCATCGTCGGCCTCTGATCGGGTGATCCGCTTGATCACCAGCAATCGGCCATTTGGCGGCCTGAACGTCGAAACCGGCGGGACGATTGGCGCAATCCCGACCCCTCGCGTCATCGGCAGCATGGCTTTCATGGGTGACAGCATCACCGCAGGATCGGTCGCCACGCAGCCGTCTTATACATGGGCGGCCATTGCCGCGCAGGCGCTCGGGGTGGACAACTACATCAATCTCGGCATCGGCGGCTCGGGCTATCGCAAGCGGTATCCCTATACCAGCGTATCAATCACGGCGACCTCCGGCTCTGGCGCCGTGACCGTCAATTCCGGCACTCTGACAGCAGGGCATAAAATCGACGGCTTGGCCACGGCTGAAGGGCTGTTCCCCTACGACACGACCGTTGTGACCGGCGCCACATCCGGCGGCACCGCAACGCTTTCGGCGGCAGCGACGGCCAGCGGCACGTTCACGATCATGGATCAGACGGGATACAATCACCGCGACCGCATCGCACGCGATGTGCTGCAATGCGTCAACGGTGGGCCGCCTGATGCGCTGGTCATCGCAAGCGGCATCAACGATCTGGATGTGGTCACCGGCACCGCCTTCTCTGCAGCGGCAATCGGGGCGCAGGCGCTGGCGATCTTCCAGGCGCTGCGCGCTGCCTCTGCCGATATGCCGATTTTCGTGGTCGGGCCATGGACGGATTACAACAACCCGACCTATCCGGCCTCTCTGGTCGCCGGGCGTGACGCGATTTTCGCGGCGGCGGCCCAAGTCGCGCGAGTGCATACCATCGATGTGTCCGGCGTCGTGACGGTGGCAAACCGCGACACGATTTTCAACGGCACGGTGAATGGGCCCCACCCCATCGATGCAGGTCACCAAATCTACGGATCATTCGTCGCTGCCGCCATGGCCGCGTACATCAACACCTATTGAGGGCGCAGAATGACCATCACCACCACTAGGACCATCCCGATCAGCACTCCGCAGACGGCAACGGATGCTTTGGTCGTGTGCCGAGACGCTCTCGATATTGCGACCATCGGCACGGACTTCATCTTTGACCCGCTGAACCTGTCCAGTTGGTATGCGGGCAGTATGCCGACGACCGGCGCGCAATTCCCGGCGTCCAGCATCATCGGCCTGACGATCACGACTGGCGGGTCAGGCGGCACTAACGGGACATTCCCGCTGGTCTTCACTGGCGGCGGGGGCAGCGGCGCTGCTGGGACGTTCACGGTTGCGGGCGGCGCTTTGACCGACATTACCATGACGGCCATCGGGTCCGGGTATACCTCATTCCCGAGCTATTCGTTTTCAGCTTCAGCCGGTCTGACAGGGGCCGCGGCAACGCCAGTGCTGGTGTCGCTGGGCAACATGGCCCGCGATGTGCAGCCCGCCCTGTCGCGCACGAAGCCGGTCGGGCTGGGGGTTGTCACGCTTGCTACGCGCCCGACCTTTGACGGCGCCGGGCTGGCATTTGTGAACGGCTCAACAACGCCGCTTGCGGTGAAATCGGCGCAGATCGTCTCGGGCAAAATCGGTGAACCGTATCACGAGGGGTTCAAGGACTACCTTGAAATCTGCGTCTTCAAGTTCACAGCCGCGCCGGTCAGCGGCGCAGCCCTGATGTATGCCTCGGGCCGCGGTGGCGGCATCTTGTGCCAAGGAGGCAGGCTTTATGCCGCCGAGACGAATACTGCGCTGTTTGCCGCTGTCGCCCCTGTCGGATCGCTGGCGGTGGTCGCAAAGCGCGTCCGTTTTCCGGGCGCTGGATCGTCCAATATCAAAGCGTGGCTCGGGAATGCCGGGGCGGTGACCGAAGGCGCTCAGATCTCTGGCAAGGCCGCAGCAAGTTATGGCACCGGCACCAGTGGGACCTATTACATCGGGTCTGGCACGGCTGGGGCAGCGCAGGCGATCAGCGGGTCGATCTATTACGTCTACCGTGAACTGATCAGCGTCTCTGGCCGAACTGATGCGCAGATCGCGGAATTGGTCGCGCGCATCGAGGCCGCTGCGGCTCTGCGTTGGGCCTGATCGTCACCCCATTTGCGAAGCCATCCTGAGCCTATCCAGATGGTGCCACCATGACCCGCTTTTGGCGGGCTTTTCATGCGCGGAGGCATGATGCGCGACACACTGGCAGACCACGCCAAAGACCCGCTGACACTCGCGCTGGCCGGTCTGGGCATCACCTTTGCGCCCTACGAATGGATCGGCGGCCTGTTCCTCGCGCTGGCCGGGGCCGCATTCGCCATGCGCAGTGACCCCGAGCAGGACCGGCGCGAGCTTTGGCTGGTGATGCTGGGGGCGTTCCTGGCATCGCATGTCGCGGCCATGCTGTGGCAGCGCTGGCCGCCCGAGTGGTGGACGGCGCACGCCCCGGTGCAGGCGGTGATGCTGGTCAGCGGCTTCCTGTCGCGGCGGTTGACCCGCTTTGCCCTGCGGCTGGCCGGGCTGGTCGAGGCGCGGGGTGACGCAATCGCGGGCCGCATCGTGGATCGCATCCTGCCGGATGATGACCCGCAGGGGTGAGAGGCATCCGGTTCTGACGGCTATGCCACCGAAATGGGATTTCCCATTTCGACCAACACGCCCCGCCGCCGCGCGGGGCTTTTTCGCGAGGTGAACCAATGCAGGTGACTGCATCGACGCTGGCCCAGATTGCTGGGACCGGCGCAAACAGCAATATGCGCAGCGTGGTGGCCGGGCTGACCGCGCTGCCGTCCGGCCTCGACCGCCCGCACCGGCTGGCGCATTACCTTGGCCAGCTTGCGCATGAGAGCGGCGCGTGGCGCTATGACCGCGAGGTGTGGGGGCCGACCCCGGCGCAGCAGCGCTACGACACGCGCACCGATCTGGGCAACACCGCCGCCCGTGATGGCGACGGCTATCTGTATCGTGGCCGCACCGGGATGCAGATCACCGGCAAATCGAACTACCGGCAATACCGCGACTGGTGCCGGGGCAGCGGTCTGCCCGCGCCGGATTTTGTGGCGCAGCCCGATCTGGTTCTGACCGATCCGTGGGAAGGGCTGGGGCCGATCTGGTACTGGTCCACCCGCGAACTCAATCTGCTGGCCGATGGCAATGGCCTCGACGCCATCACGATCCGGATCAACGGCGGCACCAACGGAATCGACGACCGCCGGGCCAAATACGTGCGCGCGGCGCTGGTGCTGCTGGGCTACGGCCCGACGCAGATCCGCGAATTTCAGCGCGCCGAGCATATCGGGGCCGACGGTATCGCGGGCCCGACCACCCGCGCCACGCTGCACGCCGCGCTCACACACCTGCAACCCGTCACCTTTGGAGCCTGACCATGCAAACCGAAATCGCCCGCCTTGCCCGCCACATCCTGCCCCCGGCGCTGGCCTATGCTGTGGCCAAGGGCTGGATCCCGGCCGAGATGCAGCAGCCGATCATCGAGGCCGCGCTGGCCGTCGGTGCCGTCCTGGCGGCGCTGTGGGCCAGCAAGCGCGCAGATCGGTGAGTGCTGGCGCCGGACGGGGCGGACCTGTCTGCGCTGGACGCATGGCGGCGCTGGCCAGTGACACCGTGGGCTGTGTGGGCGGGGGTGTGGGGTGAAGGGGGCGTGACCGGCTACAGCGCGCGCCGACAAGGTTATGTGTCCCATGCTGGATTCTGGCGTGGGACACAATTGAATTAGTGCATTGTTTTTTATAAATATTTTTGCGCGGATGGTAGGCCCGGAGGGACTGGAAAACGCTGGTAAATCGCAGTATTTTCAATGGCAAAGTGTCCCACGCTGTCGTGGTTTTGCGCACAATATAATCAATGGGTTACGTTCGTGGTGTCCCACGGTTTCACCAGTCCATAGCCCCGAGCAGCGCCATAGCCTGCGCTGCCAGCTCATCCCGATTCACGCCCTCGGTGTAGACCTCTGAGGTCTTGGCGCTGGCGTGCCCATGGATCGCCATGATCTGGTACTGCGAGGCGCCCTCAAGCGCCAGAAGCTCGCCCGCCGCCTTGCGGATGCCATGCGATGACCGTGTGGCCTTGCCGTCGGCGTCCTTGAGCCCGGCCTGCACGCACCACGCGGCGAAGCGGTTGGCGAATGCCTTGGGTGATGCAAACGGCTTGCCGTGTTCGGTCAGCAGGTAGGTTTTGCCAACCACCTGACTTGCCCGTGTCGCGGCCAAAAGGGGCGGAAGCATGGGGATGCGCACGCGCTTGGCGCCGCGCTTAGCGGGCTGGAAGTCGAGCCATGTTACCCCGCGGCGCTGGAATTCGTGGCCCCGCCCCAGGATCACAACATCGCTGATCCGCGCGGCCGAGAACATGAACAGGGTCAGCGCAAGGTGCGCCATGGTTCCGCGCGGGTGGCGCTCGCGATATTGCCGCAGATCATCAACAGACCACGGGACAGCGCCGCCTTGGCCCGGGTTTATTTTGGCAACCCCGGCCGCCGGGTTCGTGGCGACATGACCATGTTCGACGCCCCATGCATACATCGCGCGAATCGCCTTGACCAGGTTGTCGGCGGCGCCCGGGGTGGATGATCGCTTGTCGCGCAGGATTGCAACCTCGGCCGAAGGCATGTCTGCGCTGTATTCTCCGACCTCGGACCGGACCCAATCCAAAAAGGTGCGCCGCTGCTGCAGCGTGACGGGCGACAGCAGCTTGTCTGCCACCATGGCCTCCATCGCCTGCACATAGAGGCCGATCAGCCATCCAACTGAGCCGCGAATCGGCCCGGCTGGCACATCATCTGGTGGCGGTAGTTGTATGCCAAGCCGGGCGGCGTGGTAATGTTCGCCGAACATCGGGTGCCCGGGGGCGACGGTCAGCAGGATCCGGCGCGCCTTCTGCCGCTCAACCCTGACCCGCCAGCGGATCGCGCCAGATGGCAGCACCTCGCGCAGCAGGCCAGGATAATCAATCCGCACATCATCCCCGTTTCGGCCATGGCTTTGGGGCAAGACTATCCTCCGGTTTTGCGGTTTGGGCAACTGGGCGGCAGATGATGCGCACGCCCTGCGGTTCGACCATGATTTCAGCGATGTCGATCCCGTTCGATTTGACGCACTGGATCGCGCGATCCAGATCGGATTTGCTGACTGCCCTTGGCCGACCCATCAATCCCCCTTGCAGCGCGCATAGGCGCCGCCGCTGTAGCGCGGCCAGTCACGGGCCATCCCGGCCCTGACCATTTCGCAGGCCAGATCGCGCCCGTCTGACAGGATGCACACGGCCACCGTCCGGCCGTATCGGTCGGTATCGCGCGGATCGCAGGCGACGGGCTGGCCGTCGATCAGAGCGCGCAGGTAAGCACGCGAGGCCGGGCCCTGCGGATCGTGCAGCTCGGGCGCATCGATGCCCCAAAGGCGGATGCGCAGGCGGCCGTCGCGGATCGTGTCGCCGTCGGTTACGGTCAGGGCGGCGGTGAGGCAGATGATCGCAGTGCAGGTCATGCTGCACCCCCTTTGCGCAGGGTGGCGCGGTCCAGCCGTTCGATTTCGGCAAGGATCAGTGCCCCGGCCTTGACCAGATCACGGCGCGGGTCGGTGGGCTTCCACCACGAACCTGCCCACGGCCAAGGGCCGGGCGGCGTGCTGGCAATGATATCGCGGTGCTCTGGTGAAAGGCCCGCGACGAGAGCATAGCTTGCACCCGCATTGGCGAGGTCGCGTGCCTGATAAGCGTCATCCTCCTCCGGCGTCCACCCCTCGGCGCTGATCTGCCGCGCGCGCTCAGCCAGAACGTCCCGTGCCGCTGCTGTCTGCAATCCAAGCGCATCACGCAGCCGCGTCACCTCGGCCTCTGCGGCTTGGGCGCGGGCCAGCAGGGCGCGCAGGGTGTCTGCCGCCCGCCGCATCCGTGGCGCGCCCCATGGCGGCCATGGCAGGTTGTCTGCCAGCCGCATCACGGCCTCGGCCGATGTATCCACGGTAGGCACAGCCTCCGCGCCGTGGGTGGTGTTCGTGTCGGTCATGCTGTCCTCCTGAGTTCTTCGGCCGTCCATGTGTCAACCTCTGCAATGCGCTCCCCAATCCATTCCGCGCAGTTTGTCGGCCAGCTGTTGCCGATCGCTTTGTAGCGGGGACCGTCTGCCGCGGGTTTTCGGCGATGCAAGACAAGCGACCAGTCGTCCGGGAAGCCCTGAAGGCGCTCGCATTCACGCGGGGTCAGCCGGCGCACCGCCCAAGCGGTCTGTTGGAAAATATCGAGCGCCACAGCCGCATGTCCGCCGGCATTCTGGTGGCTGTTGTTGTGACCCATGCTGCGCAGAGTGGGGTGGCTGCCATCAGCCGAAAACTGCACTTCGGTTCCCTTGCAGTCAAAGGCGATAGCCTGCGGGACGGTGCGCGCTTCCAGTGTGTAGGCCACGCCATCGGTCCGAATGCCGGCGCCGTCTGGCCCAGCATTTGGATTTTCCGAAACTGCGCGCTCCTGAATGGCGATGGGATATGCGACCGGCACAAGCGGGATACCCCGTCCTGTCCCGTCCTCGCTTGCATCGAAACCCTCTGCACGCAGGGAATGGGCGATGATGGGAGCCTCATGGTTGCAGGTCAGGGTGGGCCCGTGGCCCGACGATATTTCTGCACCGGCTTGACCATGCGCCATGCAGATCAATCCGCCGTCGCAGTCAAAGTCTGTCCCGAGGCCACCGCCTCCAAGGCTTCGCGCAGGGATGGTGGGAGCGACTTGCCCCGCTTCGCGGCGCGGCGGAGGATGCCCCGACAGGCTCTCGCGGTCAAATAATACCGCTGCGGCACGTCGCCAGTCTCCAAGATATCCGACAACGAACACACGACGTCGGCGCTGGGGGACAGCGCGAGGGAAGCGGCGTGTTCTGAGGTATTGAGCGTCCAGAACGCGGTAGGCGAACCCATACCCGAGTTGCCCCAGCATCCCGAGGAGGGTGCCAAAATCCCGCCCTCCGTTGCTGGACAGAACGCCGGGGACGTTCTCCCAGACCAGCCAGCGGGGCCGATATCGCCCAGCAATAGCGCCGAAGGTGAGCATGAGGTTTCCGCGAGGGTCATCCAGGCCTTGTCGCAGCCCCGCAACGCTGAATGATTGGCAGGGTGTTCCTCCGCAAAGAACATCGAGGTTTGCATCTGGCCATTCCTTCCAGTTCGTCATGTCTCCCCAATTCGGGACAGACGGGTATCGCTGAGCCAGAACCGAGTTGGGGAAAGGCTCGATTTCTGCAAAGGCCACAGGCCGCCAGCCCAGATCGGCCCACGCGACCGATGCCGCCTCGATGCCGGAGCAGACGGACAGATAGCGCAGAGGGCGCGGGTCAGTGCGGGCGGCGTCAAGCATCGGGGGCCTCCGCCTCAATCGGCCCCAAACCGGCCTCGGCCAGAGTCAGCGCTGGCGCTGCCAGAAGATGACCCTTTGCGCCCTGCTCGTCTTTCGCGCGGCCATCTCGGGCCGGGTTGGCGCCGAAGCTGAACAGGCGCCATACCCAAGGATTTTTCCCGGGATCATTGCCAACCGGCGGGAATACCGCGCCCATTATGATGCCGCCGCACAGCAGGCAGTGGCGGCCACCTTCATGGAGAGGTGCTGCGAAGCGGATCGGGCTGTCAGCCATGCTGCGCCGCCCCGATCTGGTCGATGTTCCCGAGGATCGGGCGGAAGGTGTAGGCCGCCACCCACGGATTTGCCGCCCATGCGCCGGGGCCGTTGATGTGGTTCCAGAGGGAGGCGTATACCTCGCGCGCATCCCAGCCGGTAATCAGATCGCCGCTGCCAAGATCGACCCAATGGTTATGGGCATCGGTGATCGAGGCGTCAGCGCGGACGCCCTCCGCCCGCGCATCCGCCTCACTGCAATCCTGCAACCGCGCGACCCGCACATCCGTCACCAGAAGCGTGATGCGGGACGCCCAGCGGGGCATGTGCATCCCCTGCCGGAAGCGGCTATCCCACGGCGAGAGCGGATCATCGGCGATGTATTGCACCGCCTCGCCCGGCGGAATGTCGCGTGGCGCGCGGTCATTGAACCGATATTCAGCGCGCCAATGCTCGCGGACATAGAGGCGGTCACCGGTGGCGTAGCGGGGGAAGAAATGACGATCATCAAGACAGGTGCCATAATAACCCGCGCCGTTGTTCTCGCGGTGAGCGTCAACCCAAACCCATGAACCATCTGGCCTGTGATAGCACCCCTTGGCCCGCTCATGCGGCTGCGGGTTCATCACCCGCCGCGTCTGCGTCTTGCCGGTGCCGGGGGCCTCAATCTCGCGCATCAGGGCGCGGACCATAGGGGCGGAGAATAGGATGGGAAGGTCAGCCATGGGGCGCGGCCTCGATCATTGCTGAGAAAGTCGCGGCGCTGGCGTCGATCAGGTCGCCGCATTCCTCGCATTCACCGAAATCGTGCGCGGGGTCTACACGTCCGCTTTCCTGATCCAGCGCCTCATATTCGATCAGGTGGCCGTGGCCGCACATGCCGCAGGTCACGAGCAGGGCCGCGACCTCAACATGGCTGATCGGTTCCATGTGCAGAAGGTCAGCCATGCTGCACCCCCGGCATGTTCACGCCCTTTTCCTTCGCCAGCGCCAGCAGAGCCCGGCGGTAGGCGGCTGGGGTCGCGTGGCCTTCTGCCCTGATTTCCTTCCCGATCAGCGCCGCGAGAGCGGAAGGCCAGCCGCCAGGGTAGCTTGCGGCCCTGATCCAGAAGCGGAACAGGACGCCGTCCAGCGCGTCGTCCTGCGGATCAATATCAGTCAGCCCAATATCGCGAGCCGCACCCTCCCAGTCCCCGAGAGGCCATGCGCGTTCCAGTTCTGCGTGATAGAGGCAGGGCCGCCCCGGTTCATACCCGCGCGGGTCTTCACTCACGATGCGCCAGCCGTGCGCCCACGCGATGGCGCGCCAGTTCGGCGCGTGACATTCGGCATGGCAGCAGTTGCCAGCTTCGCAGATGCGCTTCATATCAGCCATTCCTGCGCCCCCCGGTTTTGGCCATGCACGCGCCGACCAGCTTGAAATCCCCATATCGTTGGCCCCTTCATCGACCCTCCCATCGCCCTTGATGGTGACAGCGGTGTCGCTGAACGTCACGGAAGCCAGTTTCGCGAACGCATATTGCGCGCGATCAACAAGGCTTCTGGCCAGCGCGTGGGCGTCGAGCCCATCGGGCGCGTCCGTGATGGTGATTTTGATCTGCATTTTGTCCCTCGGCTTTTGTCTGCCCGGTTCCGCCGGGCGCGGGTCGTATTGATCTGGTCGGGGCGGCGGGGATCGAACCCACGGCCTGTGGCACCCAAAGCCACCGCGCTACCGCTGCGCTACGCCCCGGAAGGTCAGGCGGATTCGGCTTCGTGGCGCTGGCGGTCGATTGCGGCCAAGGCCTCCGCTTCGGCGCGGGCGAGGTCTTCCGGGCTGGGCGAAAGATCGACATGGGACCCGATCATGGCGGGGCCTGCTTCGTGGATTTCGTCCACGACCGGATCTGGGTCGAGATACATTGACCGCCCGGCGCGAGGCGCAGCCTGGCGCGGCGTCACATCGCGGGCCGCGTCGGGGCCGTAATCGCTCACCTCGTCCGACAGGGACAGGCCCATCAGCGCGTCGGCGGCGCCGTCACGGATCGCAAACGCTCTCGCGCGGTTTGACAGCATCCGCAGCGGGTATTGCTGCCAAGGACCCGGCTTTCCGGCCAGACCGGCGCGCTTGGCGTCGGCCATTGAAAACGTGCGCACGACGGTCTTCCCGGTGTCTCCGCGCGTCAGCGTGGCAACCGCGCGCGCCTGATCAAGGTTTCCCTCGTTCTCCACCACAACATCGATGTGATGACCGGCGCGAAGCATCAGGGCCGGAAGAGCATCACCCCAGAGCGACGCGCGCCCGTTGATCACGGCGATGGAAGACAGCGCCTGCATCGGCGCAAGGCCGACCTCCATGCCGCGCACAATGGCGGCCATGATCGCCTGCGGCTGGCCCTGATAATGCTTCGGCACCATGTCACCGGCACCGGCCAGCGCCTGTGCCAAGCGAAACGCTTGGTCCAGATCCTGCGGGACCAGCGCGCCAAGCACCCCGCCAGTGGTGATGGCGGGCTTCTGGGCAGCGGGCGCCTTGGCCGCCGCCTGCGTCGAAAGGGCAGTGTTGCTCACATCGTTCTCCATCAGTTCGGGGATTGCCATGCGGCGGCGCGTTCCAACGCATCGGCGCCGGGCTTCTGCGGCAGGATCGGGTCGTAGCCATGCGCGATGGCTGCGTTCTTGCGGTGCCAGATCGGGGCGCCGATCAGCGCAACGCGGGCCGGGTAGCCGGGCCAGACGCCGGTATCCAGGCACTCGCGCCACTGGCGGCGGGCGCGTGACAGCTTCTGTTCTGCATCAGCAAACCAGTCTCCTGTCAGCGCCTCGTCGGCCTCATAATTGCTGGCCGGGCGCATCGTTCCGTCAGCGTAGAGCTCGACAACACCAACCTCATACGGCGCTTTCTTCTCCACAAAAACGAACCGGAACCGGCGATCCTCGCCCGTGGCTTCCTTCCAGACACGAAGGTAATGCGCCGCCTGCACGTCATAGCCATAGTCGGCAACGGTGCGCGTCAGCGCCTCCGGGTTGACGCTTCCCGCGGTCGTTTTCAGATCGTAGAGCGGAAGGCGCGGATCGGTCGGGGCGTTGTCAACCATGCAGCGGCACCAGATGCCATCGACCTGCGCCAGCGCTGCCATTTCGGATCTCGACGGGTCAAGAAGGATGCCCATGGCGCGCAGCCGATCATGCACAGCGTCCGCCATCAGCAGAACCGCGCCCAGCTCGTCATCCTTCAGCGGCGTAACGCCTTTGGCCCTGCAGCCATCGATGAAGGCCTTGGCCTCCTTCGTGCTGGCCGCACCATTGCTGGCCAGAAATTCCGCCGGGATTGCATCGTAGCCGCCGCCGATGCCAAGGATCACCTCGTGCGCCGCCCGGCCAATGTCGAATTGCTTCTTTTCGACCGGCTCAAACATCGGGTTCAGGCGCGGCGATGCCGTCCACGCATGGCGCGGCGTCTCGTTGATCAGGATCTTCGCCAGCGTGCTTGACAGGCTCGGCTCCGGCGCCGGGTCCGCGTGATACCGCTCTGCGCTGATCTGGTGGACGCCAGGCGTCAGGATGGTCTGGTGCAGCATCACCAAGCCCCCACAACAACAGCACGGTCCACATCGGCCCGCGCCCGCGCCGCGGCATTGTCAAAGGCCAGCCACATCAGAACGCCGATGCAGATGCCAATGCCAGCGCCGAACAGCGCGAAGATCACCTGCGCGGCCAGCGTGTCCACCTCTGGCACGAAATCGACCGCGCCGCCCTCCATCTGCGCCATGTCCGGGCGCGGGGCGATTTCGCTGTCCGCGGTTGCCCAGATGGCGTTGCGCGCATCGCTGACCATGCGGATGCCGACCGGATCGTTGATCGACGCCAGCGCGAGGCTATTGGATTCCACCAAGGCCTCAATCGCAGCGCGGCGGATTTCGGCGGGCGCGGTCAGGTCGTGAGCCCAAGCCTCGGCAGAGCGGTGCCACGACGGCAGGGCGATGACGTTGTGCATGGTCATTTCAGCCTCTCAGCGTTGAATGCTGCAATTTCGTCCTGCATCTTGGCCTTCTGTTCATCGGCCCACGCGATGACCTCGAACCGCAGGCGGTTGGCCGCGCGCTCGTAGCGCAGCAACTCGGCTTCAAGGTGGCCAATCAGGAAGGCGCGCAGGGATTTCGTGTCGATCAACTGCACCTCCTCGAAAGGGAGGCTGCCATGGTGATCCCGGCAAGGGGAAATCTTCGGCGGGTTGATCCGGCTGCGCGGGTCACGCAGCTTTGCGATTTCATGATGGCAAACTTTGACGCGGGCTTCTGCCGCCGCCAAGCGATCCATGGGCGTGCCGCTCATGCTGCCACCCCGCGCTGATCGGTGATTGCGTTCTCGGCCAGCGCCTTCGCCAATTCAGCCAGAGGGTTGACGAAAGCCACGTCGATGCCGTTCTCGCGGCCCAGATCAATCACGTGCCCCAATGCGGTCTGGAACTCGCGCAGTTTGCGTTCTTCCGGCGATGGGTGCGCCAAGACCCACGCGGTAGCTTCATCAATTTTGTCAGCAAGCGACAAGCCGTTGCAATGGTGCCATTCATTTGCCCATGTGTCGCCTGGCTTTGCCCAGCGCATATTCAGCTTCGGCGTGTCATGCGAAACAATCCTAATACCAGCTTCAGGGATACGCAGCCCCTTGTCGCCCATCATCGCCGCCAGCTTGTCAACAGCGGCCTGCATCTCGTCTTGCGTCATTTCGGCTCTCCTTTGCGCCCGGCCAGCCTGCGGGCTGCGGCGGCGATCAATGCGGTAGCGGTGGGGTTGCTCACAGCCCGGCCCTCCGGTCAGCCATGGCGTGGGCGCGGTCGTCGGCGGCCGCTTCGCGCTGCGCCACCAGATCATCCAGCGTCAGCAGCGCGCGCCAGTCGCAGGCGTCGTCATCACAGGCCTGCCCGCCGTCGTGGCAGTCGTGGCAGATCAGTTCGTTCGTGGCCGTGAGGCGCAGTTCGGTCTGCCATCCAGACCGGCCGCAGAAGGTGCATTCGTCACACATGGGTGCTACCCCGTGGCAGGCGTTTGATGCAGTTGTCGGCCCAGAAGTAGGTGCAGGCGGGTAGGTCCGGCAGCGCGGTCACGCCGGGCAGGTTGAAGGCCCGGAAGTCGGTGCAGGCGGGCAGGTCCGGCAGCGCGGTTACGCCGGGCAGGTTGTCGGCCCGGAAGTCGGTGCAGGCGGGCAGGTCCGGAAGCGCGGTTACGCCGGGCAGGTTGTCGGCCCAGAAGTAGATGCCGTCGGGCAGGTCCGGCAGCGCGGTTACGCCGGGCAGGTTGTCGGCCCGGAAGTCGGTGCAGGCGGGCAGGTCCGGCAGCGCGGTTACGCCGGGCAGGTTGTCGGCCCAGAAGTAGATGCAGGCGGGCAGGTCCGGAAGCGCGGTCACGCCGGGCATGTTGA